ATAGAGGGTAAGCTAGAGCTTATGGATAGTAAGCTCACAACTCTGAAAGATAATCATTTATGTCATATTGAAAAAGATATGAGACAACTGAGAACTCTTGTATGGTTTATAGGTACTACTGTTTTCTTACAAATGTGCTACCTAATTATACGTACTTTGATGTAGCTTGCACGTCTAGTGCAAATCAAGTACAAAATCAAGTATGTCTAATAAGTGCATACTGGTTATATCAGACACGCATTGTCCATATCACCACCCTGATTTATTACCTTTTCTAAAAGCAATTAAAAAGAAATACAAACCAGATCGTGTAATTCACATTGGGGATGAGGTAGATTCACATGCTATATCATTCCATGATTCTGACCCTGACTTATACAGTGCAGGCGATGAACACCAAGCATCTTTGCTAACTATTCATGCTATGGAGAAACTATTTCCTGAGATGGATCTTATGGACAGTAATCATGGTAGCCTAGTATATCGTAGACAGAAAGCATCAGGTTTACCAAGAGCTGCTATGAAATCATACAATGATTTTTTAGAAGTTGGACCTGGTTGGAAATGGCATGATGATTTAATTATTACTATGTCAAATGGACAACAGGTTTATTTCTGTCATGGTAAAGCTGCTAATGTCCTTAAAGTAGCCCAGCAGTACGGTTGTCCGACAGTCCAAGGACACTATCATAGCTCGTATTCTATTTTGTACTGGGGAAATCCTTATAGTCTCAATTGGGGTATGCAAGTCGGTTGTCTTATAGATGCCAAATCACTTGCTTTTGAATATTGCAAAACACAAAAGTCTAGACCTATAATAGGTTGTGGAATAATTATAGATGGATTACCAAAATTGTTACCAATGGTATTGAATAAAGGTGGGAGATGGAATAAAGTGTGTCCATGAAGACACTAGATAAGCAAGTAAAAGGCGATCACTACAAAAGATTTATCATACAACCAGCAGAATTTATAAACATGAACAATCTTCCTTATGCGGAAGGCAATGTTATCAAGTACGTTTGTAGGCACAAATACAAGGGTAAAAAGGAAGATATAGAAAAAGCTATACATTACTTAGAAATGATAATAGAAAGAGATTATGAGTAACGTGGCACGCATGGAGATTCCAAACAGGATGAGATCCGTTAATGTACGCATGTCAATTGACGATATGCCAATCACTGCAAAAATGGATTACATACTATCTAATACAGGCATTGCACCTGTTGCAGTATGGGTAAAAACAAAAAAATCAGAGTCCACTTTAGATCGAGAGTTACGCAGTTCTGGCAAAGCAGTGTCCTTGCTGTTGCAGTATGGCTGCTCGATAAAAGAAATATCAGAAACATTTACTAGAGATAGCATTATAGGATCTGTTGTATGGTATTTATACAAAAATTTAGAAGATATATTAGAAGGCAAACAGCCTGACAAGTTACCAAAACTATCTACACAACCGTCAGGATATACAATTAAATAACATAGGAGGTTTCAATGGGTATACCCTTTGAGATGATTACTATGCTTGGCTCTACCTTGTTAGGTGGAGTGATGAGCATTTGGTCGCAAAATATTAAGGCAAAACAAGCCGAGCAAAAAATGTTACTTGCTAGAGCTGAAGTACAAACAGCAGCATTTAAAGAAGCTAGAGAATACGAGAATGTAGGCTTTCAGTGGACACGAAGGATTATTGCGCTTACTGCAATCTTTGCAATCATTGTATTGCCGAAGATACTACCTTTGATAGATCCACAAGCACAAGTTATTGTAGGCTATTTAGAATTCAAACCTGGTTTCCTATTTATAGAAGGCAAAGAAGTAATGAAGTGGGTTCCTATGGCAGCAAGAGGTATTGTTATCACACCGTTAGATACCAACCTAGTCGCAGCTATTACAGGACTGTACTTTGGAGGAAGCCTAGTTAAAAAATGATCTGGGTCCTCACAGTCATGCTGTGGTATGAGGGCGATGTTACAAGATTCTCTCAATGGCAAGGCAATACCTTTAGTAGCGGTGAAGTATGCGAAGAAGTTGTTTTTAAGAAAAAAGTAAAACTTGTAGATGAACTGTTAGAAGTTTTTAGGGATCTAGAGGGCATGAAACTCGAAGGATTTGAATTTTTTTGTGAAACAAGAAGCGTGCCAAAGTCTAAAGCTAAATCAAAATCATGGGATGAAGTATGAAACTATCGGACAGCACATCCATCTCGCTCCCGGCACGTAACTTACTTGCCATACTCGCAGCCGTTGCGATTGGCACTATGTCATATTTTTCTGTGATTGAGCGTTTAAATAAAATTGAAACTACATTGCAGTTGATGGAGAAAGATCTAGAAGCAGCTAATACTTTTATTGATTCT